CCTATATGGTAAGTAACGGTCCGAGATGGACAGCTACTCGCTTAAAGGCATACTACGATTTCGCAACAAGACTCGTTCTTGAACTCGATACCGGAGCTATTCCTTTTTGCCGGATGAATCGTAACGGTATCCCTAGGGACCTGTTGCCGATGATTCCATTTCTGAAATCGTCTGATCTACGGAAAAGAAGAGCTTGTTTGACTTTGCTAAGGTCATACACGCAAATCTATTGCCATGTATCAGATGATACAACAACGATTACGAATAACATTTCGACAGAGCGAACTCTCGGTGAGTTTGAACAGTACTTTGATAAGATTATCGCAAGATACAAGTACTTCCTAAAGCCATTCATAAACGATGAGTCAATGTTTCAGACCAGTAAGAAAGGACCTAACGGTCCAGCCTTATTGAACTTAGACAAGGACTTAAAGTCTATTGAAAGCAATGGAATACTTCAAACCGTGATGCTTATGCATGAGGAGGTGGAAAAGATTAAAGTTGGTCAGAGTAAATTAGAAGTAAGTCTTAAGCAGGATCTTTATCCTGAATTAGATCTACTTGTATTTGAAACCGACCGGCTTAAATCAGATCCACGACCTGTACGCAAACAGGGTGTAATTGATCATGTAAGGACTATGAGTCAACATGCAACGAAGTATGAACCTGATAGATATAACAAATGTATTGACTCCAAAATCAGCTTTATTGCTGAAGGTGGATGCAAGACAAGAGTTATAGCTATAGGGGATTACTTCACGCAAGATGCCTTAAAGCCCCTTCATAAATCACTTTACCGCTGTCTCAATAAACTAAAGACCGATGGAACGTCATCTCACAACAGGATTTCTAAACTTGTTAAAAGTAAGACGGCTACTGGGACATATGTTGCGTCATTTGACTTAACATCATCCACAGATCGCTTTCCTATATTTATTCAAGAAAGAGTCCTGAGTGGGTTGTACAATCCGATGATCGCCAGTTTATGGAGGAAGCTCATGGTTGATAGAGATTTCTCTGTTGGTGATTCACAGATTCGTTATAGCGTAGGACAGCCAATGGGTTTACTAAGCTCATGGGCAGCCTTTGCTTTAACTCATCACATCACTATTGAAGCATTAGCTTTGAAAGTTGGGAAACCATCCTTTAAAGACTATTGTATCATTGGTGATGATGTGACCATCTTCGACCCAGAAGT